CTAGTTCACGTTCACCTTGGAAAACTTTGATATCTACTGCAGGCTGATTATCTTCAGCTGTAGAAAATACTTGTTGTCCCTTAGTTGGAATTGTGGTGTTCTTTTGAATAATCTTGGTAAACACACGCCCATTGTTTCAATACCAAGTGACAGAGGAGTAACGTCTAGCAATAGAACGTCTTTACGATCGCCACCAAGAACAGCGCCTTGAATAGCAGCACCGACAGCAACTGCTTCGTCTGGGTTAACATCTTTACGTGGTGCTTTGCCAAATAACTTTTCTACTTCTTCTTGAACCTTAGGCATACGTGTCTGACCACCGACTAAGATAACTTCCTCAATATCTGAGGCACTTACACCTGCATCTTGCATAGCAGTACGGCACGGTGCTAATGAACGATTAATCAAATCTTCTACAAGTGCTTCTAGTTTAGCACGAGTAATTTTAATGTTCATATGCTTAGGACCATTAGCATCTGCTGTAATGTAAGGCAAGTTAACATCTGTGCTAGCAGAGCTAGACAGTTCAATCTTTGCTTTTTCAGCAGATTCTTTTAGACGTTGTAGAGCAAGCATATCTTTCTTTAGATCAACACCTTGTTCTTTCTTAAATTCATCAACCAAGTAATCCATAATACGTTGGTCAAAGTCTTCACCACCCAAGAAGGTGTCGCCGTTGGTGGACAACACTTCAATTTGTTTGTCACCGTCAACATCTGCAATTTCGATAATACTTACGTCAAATGTACCACCACCTAGGTCGTAGACTGCGATCTTGCGATCTTTCTTGTCTTGTTTGTCTACACCATATGCTAGTGCAGCCGCTGTTGGTTCGTTAATGATACGCAGTACTTCTAAACCTGCAATAGCACCAGCATCTTTTGTTGCCTGACGCTGACTGTCATTGAAATAAGCAGGAACTGTGATAACTGCTTGTGTAACAGGCTCGCCTAAATAATCTTCGGCAGTTTTCTTCATCTTACGAAGTACTTCTGCTGAAATTTGTGGAGGTGCTAATTCTTTGCCTTGTGCCTTAACCCACGCATCACCGTTTTTGGCTTCGTAGATTTCGTATGGCATTAGGTCAAGATCTTTTTGTACAGCCTGTTCTTTGAACTTACGTCCAATTAAACGCTTGGCTGCATAAACTGTATTTTTTGGGTTTGTAACTGCTTGACGCTTTGCTGAAGCGCCAACAATAATTTCGTCGGGTGTATAGGCAACAATACTAGGAGTAGTGCGAGCACCTTCTGAATTTTCAATAACTTTGGAAGTTCCGTTCTCGATAACAGCCACGCAAGAATTGGTGGTGCCGAGGTCAATACCGATGATCTTAGACATACATATCTCCTTATAAAGTAAGATCTAATTGAGCACTATGCTCTGTAACAAGCCCTGTGGTACTTGCTACAAATTTATTTATCTTTGATTAGCCAAAGGGCTAAAAAGTTTTCCGTCTAAACTAGATGCTGTGCGTAGAGCTTTGTATACGTTTTGTACGCCTACTGCTTGATTCCAAGCATCTTCTAAAGCGTGATGCTTTAATACAGGGGGACGGTTAGGGTTAATACCAATATCGAATAGGGTGCGAGTATCACGGACTTCCCAGAATTGCCAAGGAATAGCCTTGCCAATTTTACGGAAAATATGTTCCATAATAATAACATCAAAGCCAGCACCGTGACTCCAAATGCGTTTAGCACCCCAACAAAATTTATACAATTGATTCATTGCATCGTGAATATTAATTCTATTTTCGGGATCAAATGCTTCGTCTTGTGCGGCCTTAGATTGGCTTGCCCACCAATCTAGAGTGGCCTGACTAACTGTGCAACCTATACGATCGCAACTATCAACATCTACGCGAACGTAGAATTTTTCCATTGTAGGCTCGCTAAGTTCGTCTCCGAACGGATCAAACTTAACAGCACCAATAGTTAAGATAGTTGCACTAGGGAGGACGTCAAGCGTCTCCAAATCAATCATAATATCTGTATTCATAATACTATTATACTTTCTTTCATTATATAAGTCAAGTATTATTTTACAAATACATCATTAATTTGTCTATTAACCCTAATAAATGTTGTACATTTGGATAATTGTTTTAGACTAGGTGCGCCTACGTATGTACAGGTACTACGAATACCACCTAATAGATCTAAAACTGTATTTTCCACAGCACCTTTGTATGGAATTGTAACAGTACGTCCTTCACTGCTACGATATTCCGCTACACCTCCGTGGTGCTTTTCCATAGCGGTATCTGAACTCATACCATAGAATGTGACTTTGCCATCTTTGACTTCACCGCCACCCTCGTTGTGACCTGCCAGCATACCTCCTAGCATTACAAAGTCCGCACCAGCCCCGAAAGCCTTAGCAACATCGCCAGGGCAAACACATCCGCCGTCAGCAATAATATGTCCGCCAAGACCGTGAGCGGCATCGGCGCATTCAATGATAGCACTAAGTTGTGGGTAGCCCACACCAGTTTGAATACGAGTAGTACAAACGCTACCAGGGCCAATGCCCACTTTAACAATATCCGCACCACGTAAAATTAACTCCTGTGTCATATCTGCGGTAACAACGTTACCAGCAATAATAGTTGATTGAGGGAATGTTTCACGAACTCTAGAAACATAATCTCCAAATCTTTCTTGATATCCATTAGCCACATCAATACAGATAAAATGTATTTCTGGGTACTCTCGGATAATATTACTAAGGCGTTGAAAATCTTGGTCGCTGGTTCCTGTGCTAACAGCGAAATAATTTCCGCCAATGTCTTCTAGTGTTGTTTGAAAATATAAAGTATCAATATTTTTTACAAGACAAGTAAACATCCTATGTTGACATAGAGCGTGGGCCATTTGTAATGTCCCAACACCGTCCATATTACTGGCCATAATTGGAACACCAGTCCATTCAAATTTACTATGTTTGAATTTGTAACTACGAGATAAGTCGACAGATTTTCGACTTGATAATGTAGATCTTTTTGGGCGAATCAATACATCTTTGAAGTCGAGCTTAACTTCATCTTCGATACGCATATAAGGCCTTTCTTAGAATAATTTAGGTGGGAGTTGTTGTTCGCGAAGTTTCTTGGCCCAGCGGGCTTTGGCAGCACCTTTTTTACGTTTGCGTTCTGTTGTTGGTTTTTCGTAGAATTCTTTTTTGCGAAGAACATCAAGTGTTCCTGCTTCTTCTACTTTCTTTTTAAAACGTCTAAGAGCAGAATTAATGTTTTCATTTTCTTTTAATACTACTCCGGTACCCGATGCAATTCTATTAAATTTATTCATAATTTTTTGAGATTCTCTCCAGTAAAGTTGAAATATCTTCAACACTATATATAGCACGATCGTTAGCTAAATGTAAATCTTTTAGATTACCAAAATAATAAGATTGAGGTTGGGCCGCAGTCCATCCTATAATAATATCTGTACCGTTAGGAGGAACTTCTGCATTAAACAATATAATGTCGCATTTTGGTATTTTGTCTAATAACCAATCTACACGATTACCCATTTTCCAAACATAGTTAATAAGCGTGTGTGGAAGTTTAGATTCTAATAATGCTGTAGAAACTATTGAACTTTGTTCATCTGATAGTTCTACGTGTAAGATACGGATACCTTGTAATAGTATATCGTCTGGAGGTGTAACAATTAAAATTCTATCACTCATTTTTTAGCATCTTGAATACGTTGCCAAATTGTTCCTGCGCCTTGTTCGGCATTTTGTTGATAGCCTTCGATTGTTTTAGTTACTTGATGTCCGTCGACATTTTCCATATATGTTACAGGATTTATATAATCGCCTGGACGCTCATCTATTCCTGCGGTAAGGATCTTTTCTTTTGCCCATTCTTCAGCAGCAATAGCTTCAACAGTTTCTGGATTTTCTTCAGCCCATTTTTGTGCTTCTTGAGCATCTGCAATATAGTCTTCCCAAGGAAGTTTGCTGATAAGACCTCGTTCAAACAATCTACGTTGAATTTTTAGACTACTATCTGGATTATCTTTCTTCCAAGCTGTCATAGCTGCTTTTTCTATAGCTTGAACACTATTTAAAATTTCTTCTTCTTCTAGTTCATCTTCTTTTTCGGCAGCGGCTTCAGCTTCAGCAATCATTTCATTCCACTGATCTAGTGGTTTAATTTCGTTGAATTTAGGTTCTTCATCTTCAACTCTATAATCTTGTATGTTTGCGTGTTTTGGAAACGCCCATCCTACAGGGTGAGGATCTTTTCGAACTGGCTCTTGTTCTGCAATAGTATCTGTGCTAACTACATTAGATTCCTTTTCGGGGATGTCACTCTCCGTGGTTTCTAATTCTTTATCTTTTTCGTCACGAAACCATTGGAAACTATATTGACTTGATAATAAAAGAATAACTGCTAGAGGATCAAATACACCGACAATAATAATGATAACCCAACGAACAGCACGTTCTAGTAAATTATTATCGGGATTATCACCGTAGATTAATGCGGCAATGTATTTTATCGGACCAACCTCTGCTTCCACCTTACGTACTTCAGCGGCGATGGGTGCCCGTTCTTCACTAAGTTTAGCAATTGTTTTCTGTTCGGCTGCAATCTCAGAAAGTAATCGAGTGCGTTCCTTGGCCTGTCCTCTACGTAGCGCAACTGCCTTGTCCGCACCTTTTTCATCTTGACTTCGACCCATAACTTGGTCCACAGCCTCATCCATTTGTTTGAGTGCTTTGCGATTTGCATCTATATTGTCCTTTGCTACTTTAATTTTTTCATCGTAGATAGAAATCTTACTTAGAACATCCCCACTTACTAGACTTTGGTCACTGTGTGCTTTTGATAGGAATCCAAAGATACCCATCGAGGTAATTACCATTAAAATTGTAATGGCAATCATCAAGTATGTTTTAATAAAAAATGGTGCTCGTTTCCAATTTAATTTTAACCAAACTGTAGCAACAAGTTTGCTGATTTCAAGAGCAACACCCATAACAATAATGGGGATAACTGCGGCAGCGAAGATAGCTACTAGGCCTGCAACAGAATAATAAATGGCAACAGCGGATAATGATAATCCGCTGAAAAGGGCCAAAAAGGCCATAACTTTATCGCTGGTGTGTATTCTCATAGAAAAATATTTAGTTGTGCCAAGTCCATCTATTATCTGCTTCGTTTAAACAGGCAGTAGCTTTCATAGTCTTTTCGACGTTGTATGCAATGGCTTGAATATAAACTCTTCTACAATAACCTGCACCACTAGGCCAAGTTGCTGAAGATACGGCCATACCGCTGGCATTTTTCTTATACCAGCGAACAATTTCTCCATCATTTGAAAATAAAACTGCGTGTGTGATAGCTTGATTATATGCTAGTTTTTGTTCATCGTCAAGAGTTTTAAACCAACCAAATGATAGATCCACTAACCTGTTGGTCCATTCGCCAGACCTATAATTAAAAAATCTAGGATTTTCAATTTCGTTGGCGTAGACAGGATTACTGGCCGTGAGTATCAACAACTTCCCAACTACCATCAGGCAACTGACAACTGAGCGCACGGTATTGAACATCCTGTCCTCCTTTTTTCATCCATCCATAAAAATAACCACAGTTACTACCAATTCCTGCTCGAGCGATAGTAACTCTTTTTATTTGATCGTCGGTACACTCTACGGTAGTACGACTATCAACCTTCTCTCCATTCTTAGTCTGAATGGTCTGACTAGTATAGCAATACTGTGGTTTCTGTGCCTGAACTCTAGGTGCCGACGAACAACCTGATAACAATGTTATCAACACGAACAAAGCAATAATAATAGCCCACAAGTAATTTTTTACTGTGTAGGGATGCATTATCGACTCGCTGTCTTTTGTTCTTTGGCTTCGGCAATCAGCTGATCAAATACAGCCTTAGGCATTTTCAATTTAACAAAAGTATAGTGACGACCTTGCATAGTGAAATGTCCAACTTCGCGATTTAGATGCTCGCGAATAGTTGTATCTTTAACAACATAGGAAATCTTTGTGTAAGTAGATTTTTTGTCATTAACAAATTCAATCTTAGTTTCGCTGTTAACTTCGCTGTTAATACGTTTGGCAAAGTTATTCATAGCGATTGCATACATTTGTTCTTCTGCGGCTTGAGCGTGAAGCGATTCGCCTGCACCACAAGCATACGCATAATCCTTAGCGAACCAAAACCAGCCTTCTGTGCCAGCTTGAGCGCAATCAATATACCAACTAGGTTGAGCGTAAGTCTTACGTTCCTCAACTTCTTTCATCGACGAGCAACCTGTTGCAAGAACGGACGCTGCCAAAATGCCTGCTAAAACTGCCTTTTTCATATGTGCCTCTCTGTGAGTGATTTACGACAATACAAAGTATAACACCGCCCTTGGGCGGTGTCAATAGGTTGTTTACCAATTTACTTAAAGAAAATCAATGCCATCATAACAGCCTGGGCAATGAATCCTACTCCAATAGTTACTAGATTGAGCATATCTTTTTGGACAGCGGCCTTAATAAACAAAAGGCTAAGTCCGCTCCATACTAGCAATATTAAATCTACAGCTGGCATACGATCAGTAAGGCCAGCCATAACTGCTAACAGGCTAGGTATTGTAGCAGAGTGTAGAAGGACAATAGCCAACCAACCAAAAGTCTCTGCTGATACGTTTGAGATTTTTTCATTAATAGAGGTTTTAAATTTTTCAAGGTTAAACTCCGGTAGCGTGATCATATACTTTCACCTTTCTCTTTCTTTCCACGATAAAAAATGTGTTGTCCAATTTGCCCGATCTTTTCAAGCGGCCATTTTGGATTAACGTAGGCAGCGTGATAATAAAGAGCATCTTTCATTACATCTAATCTAAAATTTTCTAAAAGAACCTTTTTAGCTACAGCATAACTTTCTGCATAGGCTTCTTTGTTCATCGGTTTTGTTTTTGCGGCTGAGTCGCAGGCCCATGAGAATTGGCATACAACTTTTTCCATAATTACATTTTTTTGATAAACAACTCCGCAGACATCGTTACCGAATGTTCCCTTGGCTACTCTATTCATTGTAACCTGCGCAACCGCAACTTTACCTTCGAAGGGCTCATAACCTGCTTCACGATAAATGTTTTGGGCTAAACATTGTAATTGTTGTTCACGAACTTTGATAGACATTACGTCTTGTGACGAGTAAGCCTGAGCTTCTCTAAGCATAGTGAATTTCTTTTGTGTAATATTTTGAACCAAAAGAAATACTACTAAAAACCCTAGAAATAGGGATACTAATCTAAATGACTTTTCCATAAGTCCTCCTTTCACTTGGTGTTGTATTACTACAACATTACATTAAGGGAGTTAACTTCACGAGGCTCAATAAAAGAACCCTGACATACGTGTAGTTGTCTCCATTGGACGCATAGTCTCATAACCTATGTGCCTTTGGAGCCTTGACCGCCCGAATCTCACGGGTTTCTCATTTGGCCAAGACTCGCGGAACCTTTTCAGCTTGTGACATACTTCGGTTCTACTATCTTAGTTTCTTTGCGAAACGTATAATATATAGTTCATTTTTTGGATATCGGTAACAAAACAGGTTATTTTTGACAATTTTTAGCAACTTGTTTGCAAATTCCAACAAATTCCTCGTCTGAAAGATCTCTCTTAATGCAATTAACCTTCCACGTAACGAGTTGTATATTACCTTTAATATAACCTTTTGAACTATCAATCCTATCTATGGTACAGCTATTTGGATTACACCATTTGCCTCCCCAATTTGTCCCGCCTCTAACAAATTCTAGATCAACTCCAGTGAAGGCACATTTCCAATTTTGAGATTCACCCACTTTATATACTTCATCTAAAGTAATCTTAATCTCTTGAGAATGTTCTCCTCTATTTGAAGCCCTAGACAAATTTTGCCTTAGGAATTTTAATCTACCACTTACAGTCAGCCAATTGTCCATTCTAGCCTGAGCTTCAAGCGGCCAGCGTTTTGTATTTTTTCGATCCCAACCCCAATCTGCATCCTGTCTTTCAGATGTAGATAGTGAGTCAAAAACTTCTCTGTAAATTTTTGATTCGTAAATTCTTTGTACGGTCATCGGCGCATCCTTGATATATCAACTGCTTCTTCGTCTGAAAAAATGGGGACAGCATTAGATTTATGCATAGTACCAATACCTTTGATAGCAGTACCTGTATAAACCTTATCTGGCGCTTTCAGACAAGGCGCCATATTAGTAGGATCTAAACTAGGAATTTTTGGACCTGTATCTCGAATGAATGGTTTATTCACTACTGGATTCATTACAGGAGCGGATAGACCTCGATCACGTTTTTTATTATCAGCATCAATAGCCCATTTTTTCTGCAGGGCTTTCCAGGATTCGTCCAACTCTCTAGCCTTTCTTGCGTGTTCAGCCGAAGCAAATTTCTTTTTACCTTTTTTCTTGCCTGTGGTTGACAGCCACGGACCTTCCAAGTGCATACTCAAAATCGTTCTCCTACAAATTTACTATAAGAATAGTATAACTTCATTGTTAGTGATTGTCAAGATCCAAAATAAGGATCGTTTTTTAACCAATCGTAGTAGATTTGAAATCCTTCTTCTACAGATACTTTCGGATCAAATCCAAAATCTCTACGAGCAGCGTCAATGTTTAGTGCTCCACGACTAGGGAAATCTGCATCTTTTTCGCCTACAATGATTTCTCCTTTGCCTGCTACTTTTACAGCTAGATTTGCGGCGTCGAGTAAACTATGACTGTGTGACTTTGTTATATTGTAGGTTTTGTTGTCGGTATTGTCTGAGAGGGCAGCGGCAACAATTCCGTCGGCGGCATCGTCAACGAAGGTGAAGTCCAGGGTTTCTCCGGCTCCGTTAACTTTAAGAGGATGGCCACGCATAGCGTTGAGGATAAATTTGCTGATGACGCGGTCTTCCACGTCGAGTGGACCATATACAGCAGAGGGGCGTATAATAGTATAAGCAATATTAGTACGACGAGCATAATCTTTGATAAGCCACTCGCCGGCAAGTTTGAGGATTCCATATTGTCCTTGTGGTTTACAGTCATAATCTTCCTTTACATCATCTTTGAAGTCGCCGTATACCATAGACGAACTAGTATATACAAACTTTCTTGTTTCATATCTATTTGCCATTTCAAGCAAATTAATTAATCCTTCGCTCATTACACGACTACCTTGAGAAGGATTAGCGTTTACTACCTTTTGTCTAGGAAAACTAGCAAGGTGAATAACAATCTCTGGTTGCTCAATATTAAAAACATAATCCATTTCGTTTAGATTGGAAATATCTTTAATGTATAGTCCGCTTAGATCTAAATCGTTAGATCGTTTGTCAATTAGATGATCTAATTGTTCTTGCGGAATGATGCCATAGGTTGTTTTATTATCTACAATAGAAACAATATGCCCTTGTGATTGCAATCGTTTTACTACGTTATGCCCGATGAGGCCGAGGCCGCCTGTTACTAATATATTCATAACAGTAATTATACAGGACTAGATAATTAAGTCAAGAAAAAGCCCACCGAAGTGGGCTGTTTAATTATCTAACAAAGATAAAACCCTGTCTAGGATATCTACCAGTTGGGTTCCATCCAAAACCACCAGACTTGATGTTTCTATCTTGGGTAGTTGGGTTTGCGTAGTTATTTGTATACACACCAAAACCAATTGCGGAATCGTTTGAGGCATCGTCTGCTTCATTATTCATTGTAATACCAAAACGCATACCAACACCGCTGAAAGTATCTCTAGAATTAATTCTTATTCTATTTGAGTTTGGCTGATTGTCCCAAGTGGTTGAAGGCACACCTCCGGTATTAATTATCCAATTAAGCATAGTTGTTCTTGAAAGAACTGAATCTAAATTAACTTCAGTGCCTGTGAATAATGTTTTTGCTGTTCTAGCTGTTAGTGCAACAGAAACATAATTAGTTGGAGTTCCCATTCCAAATAAGAAACCTTGAGTTGTTAAGTGGCTCCAGTATAATTGATTTACTGCATCAGTATCTGAAAGGTCTGTAGTACTGCCAACTTCTTTTGTTCCTGACCAATATGGTCCAAAATAATCCCAAGATGTTCCGTCAACGTTTGAACTAATCTTGCCTGCTAGCATATAACCACCAAGGCTCATCAAACAGTATGTTTGGAATGGGCCGTTTCCGATATCAATCCAATAGTTTCCATTTGTTGATGTTCCTGTTAATGTTCTAATATGTTCTGCACTAACTGCCGCACGAGCTGCTGTCGAACCGTCGGCCCAGCGTTTCTTAATATAAATTGTTCTAGTTGAAGACCCAAAATTGCTGTCTGTTGCATTAATTGTTAATGTGTTATTAGCATCGGCAATACCAGGAGTGTATCCTGTACCAGCCATTGTTCCGGTTACCACACCAGTAGAACTTAAACTAAGACCAGTTGGCATAGATCCTGAGATGATAGAAACGTTTTTAGTTCCAGTTCCGCCAATTGGTAATGTATAATTGTAGGTTCTTCCTGTTGAAAAAGTATAGGTATCAGTTGGCCATAGGTTTAATGCAATAGGGCTGGTAGTTATTTGATCGCCTTGAGTAACTCCCCAGGCAACCGCAGAAACTGAGTTATTATCTGATACTACAACAAGGAATTTTCCAGGAGACACTTGATATCGTTTTTCGACAGAGCTAGTTGGGCTAATTGTGAAATTGTAAAGTACCCATTCTGCGTCTGTTGGGCTGTATTGATCTGCGCATACAGCAATTTTAACAGTTACATCAACATCGCCTCTGTTACAGATGTTTACAGAAACAATAGTAGCAACGTTGTTGTCGCAGTAATATATGGCTTGTGGAACATTAGTCGTTAAATCCGACGATCCTAGAACACTTCCTGGCATTATAAACTCCCTTTATCTTTGTATTTATTCCAGGAAAACATTAAAAAGCCCACTAAAGAGTGGGCTTGTATTAAATTAACGGTTCATTACATACATTGTAACTTCAAAACCGTAGCGCATTTCAACTGCTTCTGGTTTAGTCCACATAATGTTTCTCCTTTATAAAAACATACTGCATTAGTATGTATCGTTAGTATAAGACAAAAACACCACAAAAACCATACGTAAAATCATTAAAATGATATTGCATAAATACGTGTGTGGGGAGTAGTCCGCTCTTTTTAAGAGTTCTATACATCGTCATTTCGGTTTTACAACCCGGTGCATAGAGAGAATGGGTCTCGGACAAGACCATAATATCGAGTATATTATGGATCTAAACATCTTCTCTTATTGTATTTCCATAACATACTCTTTTAAGGAGTTGTAAAATGGAATTATTTACATTACAAGCCCTATGGGCATTTCTCGCTATCATTTTGATAGACATTGTATTAGCCGGTGATAACGCTCTTGTTATTGGGATGGCGGCTAACAAATTACCAGACCACTTACGCAAGAAGGCAATCTTCTGGGGTACTTTTGGTGCTATTGCTATACGTTTTGTATCAGTGGCGGCATTAACCTACTTGCTGATGATCCCAGGCTTACGTGCTATTGGTGCTGCCGCACTGATATGGATTGGTTGGAAGTTGGTGTTCAATCACGACGAACACAACATCGAAGCCAAGGACACCTTCTGGGGTGCAATTGGTACTATCGTAGTCGCTGATGCTGTTATGGGCATAGATAATGCCTTAGGCATTGCCGCAGCCGCTAATGGTAGTTTTGTTTTAGTCGCCGCTGGATTGTTGATCAGTGTGCCAATTATCCTGTTTGGTGCTACTATGGTCAGCAAGATACTACAACGTTGGCCCGACACAGTATTTGCAGGTTCGTTTGTATTGTTTGCTGTGGCAATGCTAATGCTAATGAAAGAACCATTGATGGCTAGCTGGTGGGCAGGGTTAGAACCTATTGTGGCTAAACCTTTACCTTGGTTGGCTGCATTTGTTATCACTGCTGTTCAGTATAACAAGGCTAGATTACATTTGCACAAAAAGTATTTGTTCAAATCATAAAAAAGCCCCGGAAGGGGCTTTTTTATTACAGTAAAATTTTAACTGTTTAAAACTTTGGCAACCGAGTTCATTACTGCGGCAATACGTCCAATGTCACGAAGCTGTTCTACAGTGTAGCCTTCCTTCTTGAGTGTGTCGTAGTGTGCTTTTACGCAGGTTAATCTTTATCTTTCAATCTTTCCCACGAGGCATTAGCAGTATCTTGATTTTTCTTAGCATACTTAGGATCAGTGTCTGCTTGCTTAGAAGTCACTCTATCTACTGCTCGTTTATGAACCTTTGCCAACTGTTTTTGACCTTTGTTAGTATCGCCGTATTCTTCTAAAGAGCCTTCCGCCACACCTTGCTGGGCGGTTTCTATTAAGTTAATGTAATCTCTAAGTGTTTTCATAATGTAGTATTTATTCCTTGTTCTTACAGTTATCGCCGTGCCAACGATTAAACATTCCGGAACTAACCGTTTTGCTACAATGCGGGCAGACTTTTTTGATTTGGCTTGGATGTGTTCCGTTAGCCAGTTGATTCTTTACAGATTTGCCGCCCAAAAAGTTATGGGTTCCTTCCGCTACTCGTTTCTCATTAGTTTGGCGAGAAACTGCTCCGCCCAAAAACGGATGTGTTCCGTTCTTGACTTTTTCTAACTCTTTTTTACGGGCCCAATCTTTATCCAAAAATGTATGGTTGCCTTCGGCTATTCGCTTTAAGTTTCTTTTACTTGCCTTTTCACTATCTTGCCAGTGATGATTGCCTGCTTCGACTAATCTGTCTTGTGCTTGCTTTTGTATCTTGCCACCAAGAAAGTTATGGGTTCCATTCTCAACTGCTTTGAGTGCTCCTAATCTTGATAGATTAGACTTCTCTTCTGGTGTAATATCTAGTGCTCCGGAAATCAACAAACAAGCATACCAGTCTCCTTGACTGTAGTGTATGTCGTAGTGTTCCTGGATAGTGACTGCTTTAAGATTTAGAGGATTATTATTAGAGTGATCCCCATCGATGTGATGGATTTCAAAAGATCGTCCATCAGCATCAACGGGGATTTCACCGTAGTGCTGTTTGTATATTTTTCTATAAGATCGGTCTCTCATAGAAATATTTATCAACTATTCAGCACCTTTGCTACACTATTCATTACTGCCGCTATTCTGCCGATGTCTCTCAACTGCTCAACAGTATAACCCATAGTTTTCAAACCATCGTAATGGGCTTTTACGCAAAACTCGCATTTGCCCACAATACTAGCAGCCAAACTAAATGCTTCAAAGTTTGCCTTGGTAGTTCCACCGTGGCTAGCAATCGCATTCATACGTAACTGAGCTGGCAATCCCTTTAGCTGTTCATCATCTGCCATTTCAACATATGGATACCATACATTGTTCTGTGCCATAATGCTTGCGGCTGTCATTGCTGCTTCGCCGTGTACTGGAGCATCTGCTAATAGAATACTTAGAACCTTGCCGTTGCCTGTTGCGGCTAATGCAGCTACAGCACAACCTATTGCAATGTCCGGATCTAATGTACTGCGAAGTAGAACAGCATCTAGGTTTAGTTTTGTATCTTTAGCGTACTCTGGAAGTGCGCCTTTAATTGTTTCGTTGAAGTTCATTTTGTTTTCTCCGCTAGTTCTTTATAACCTGCCCAACTAGGATGTATTGCATCAGCTTGCAATCGTTCTGTTTTAATAATTGTATCTCCCCAATTACGAGCAATAATTTCTACAATCTCGTTTACATCAGGTTTACAGAATTTATTATTACAGGGAGGAAGTATCCAATATACACGATCTGCTTGTACTCGTTCTCTCATTGATTCTAATTCTTTAAAGGTATGCACACCTTTATGATCATTAGTACCAAGACTGATAATAACAGATTTTGCTGCTAGATTCTTATCCGCAAATTTACGATTCCATTGCCAAGTGTTATATCCGCCAATGCTGTAACTAATACATTCTTTACGAACATTGGCGGTACCCACCGCAATACTATCTCCTAGTATTAGGCAGTCTAACATTACAATGTCTCGCCGCCAACTGTACGGTTGCAAGCGCACAATTCACCTGTTTGCAATGCATCCAATACACGAAGTGTTTCTTCTGGGCTACGGCCGACGTTCAAGTTGTTGACAGTAACGTGTTGGATAACGTTGTCTGGATCAACGATGAATGTTGCACGAAGTGCGGCACCTGCTGGAGCATAGAATACACCTAGTTGTTCAATCAAGCTCAACTCGCCACGCTGTGTGTCTGCAAACTGAGTGTGTGTGATCTTAGCAAGATCGGGGTGAGCTTTTTGCCAAGCAAGTTTACAGAACTCGTTGTCTGTTGAACCTGTTAGTAGAACAGCATCACGATCCTTGAAATCACCTGCCAACTTATCATAGGCAACGATTTCAGTTGGACATACGAATGTAAAGTCCTTTGGATAGTAAACGATTACTTTCCACTTGCCAGCGAAGCTTTCGTCTGTAATAGTAAAGAAATCATCCTTACCTGGATTAACACCTGTTACGGCAAACTTTTCAATTTTATCACCAACTGTTTTCATTTCATTCTCCTTGTGTGTGTTGAAAACTATATAGGACCCTTTGTCCTGTACAACTATTATACATTTAATTATCCTATTAATCTAGCATTTTAATAGGTTTTTTTACAATATTTTTTAATAACGTTAATAGGAAAAATCAATAACGTTTTGAAAAATAGAAAGGACCCTAAGGTCCTTTCAATAAGGCTCTAATTGAAATTAGAAACGATGGATCAAACCAACTTTGGTGATGTTCTGATCACTGTCACCACGCTGACGATCATAGCCAATATAAATGGTGTCATTCTTAGTTACATCGTAACCAAGTTTGGCACGCCAAGTACGGGTTGTATCGTTTTGACTGTTGCTAAACGCATCCTGGAAGCGATAGCCTAGGCTAACACCAACAGCACCTTGTTTAACAGCAACACCTGGTTCAACAGAATAGTAGCTGAATCCACTTGCGCCGCTAACTTGCTTTTCGCCGACTGCTACACGAGCATATGGTGATACAAGGCCAACACTAGTGGATGCTGTTAGACCAGCTTCATAACGTGTTGCTAAAGCATCTGTACCATCTGTTCGATAGTTTTTAACAACAATATCACCTGCAAAGTTGTTGTTAATAGATTCTTTAATGCCTAACTCGTAGACACGTTGACTTGCTGTGCCGTTAGTACCATTTGCATCCTGACTTTCTAAACGAACTTCGGCTGCTGATACCATACCTGCTACTGTTGCCAAAACTGCGGCAATAACTAACTTCTTCATAAAATCTCCTTATGTGTAATCGTGTGTCTAACTTTATGTAGATAATGTGAATAACACTACGATGAAGTTTAATCAGTGTTAACACTGATTGTTAACTATATATGCTTTTAGATCAGTTGTCAAGAAAAAAGGCTACCGAAGTAGCCTTTACTATTTTCTGTTTCGAGGTATAGCTACCCAAAGCCTTAAGCGGCTAATGCGAAACGTGTATCGTTTGCGTTTACTTTTTTTGCTTCTTCGGCCGAGTTCCCCCAACCCTACGGGTTTCACATTCCCGAGCTGTCCACTTCGTTACTCATCACCCTGTCGAAACCATGACTGGCCCATTAGGGAGAACACTAGTATGACGTCTGCTACGCCGCGGCCGAAGCCCTTAGTAACGGTTCTCTAATGCTCTCTCTGGTGGACCAGGCGGGAGTCGAACCCGCGTCCAGAATACCTTTCTCTCTGCTTCATACAGCAATAACTTATATTTAACACTCATTCTTCATAAATGTCAATATCTTCATCTTCCCAAATTGTACCTTTTTTATCATAGGCTTGATAATAAGCTTCGTTTGGTTTGAGTATGCGCCAACCCTGATACTTGAGTCCTGCTAAGGTAGCTTCTTCTTTCTTTAGTAGATCGCAGATAATAAACGATGAGCCGCAGGCTCCTTCTACATTCTTAAATGGACTGTGTTTAAACTCGTTATTACTCAGAGCCTTGTGCATAGCACCACCCCAGTTAAAAATGATGCGAGTGATACCCAACTTTTGGTTGCGTAAACGAATCTTATCTATAAGTGAAAGAGTTGATAATGTAGCTTCGTTCTGTTCATTGATTGTTAACAAACATTCTTTGAACTTAAGGCTACCTTTAGTATGGCTGTTGTCAGGAGTTTCTTTGGTACTCCAAGCCATTTGTGCGTCAACGTGATTGACATAAAATGTTTCACCGTGTGTTTTAAGGACCCACATCGGAACGGTCTCATCTTCTAAGTGTTTTTTATTAAAATGGAACACTACATCCTTACAAGCATATTCAATCTATTGCATTTTATTTTCCTTTAAAAATGATAGTTTTTTTGTGTCAGGAAA